AAATGCTTGATGGGAGAGAAAAGGAAGGAAAAAGGGGAAAGGGAACAGGACACTGCCCCTTTCCCCTATCACACTAGTTAGATTTATCAATTGCACGGAAGAAGTCTTTCACTACTTCTCCCTTTGCGTTAGACACTCGCGCATAGTGGTAAGGCTCCATCATTTCCGCGCTTCTCCGGAATTCGTCTGTAAGGAGATAGCGTGCCCTTGCGCAAGCTTCCTTCAATGTGTCCGCGCTTTCCACCAAATCGCATTGCCTGTCAATTATTGCCAGGAAGAGAGCACAAGGGAAGGAGTGCATGCCAGGAACAGGACAGAAGAGAGCCTGCCAGGAAGAGAGAACAGGCAAGGCACAAGGCAGTCTGGTCCGGACCGTCAAGGGGAGGGGCATAGAAGAGAGAACAAGGATGGACCGGTCCGGACCGTCAAGGGGAGGGGTGTCGTTGGCTAATAACCCCACCAGTTTGGGGACGCTCGCTCCCCCACAACTTCACAAAAACCCAAAACTCAGTTACACTAGATAAATCTAAAAACAAACATACACACAAGACAACACAAGTCCCACAACTTTACGAAATCCAAAAATATCACCTACATTAGATGAATCTAGTAATATCACAGCACACAGGCCCCATGCCGCCCCAAAGGCACCCAGCCCCCGATCGCGGCGCCATGCCCAGCCCTATCACTAACAAAATCTATTAACAAGCCACCCCTTCCAAAAGGGAGGGGGTCCAAAAATCGGAAAAATGCCACCCCCACAGTGTCACTAGCAAAATCTAGTGAATAACAGGCACAAAAGGCGGGTTGACACGCTACCCCCGTCCGCATACGCCTATGGGCACCGACTATGAACCTCGAATTACGCCGCCAGACCACTCAAGAAGCCCCTTTCTGGGAGATAAGTGGGGTCCAGGGCTGTCTGGGCATGGTTACGTGCCCAAATGGCCATTTAACGCGCATAGACGCACATCAATACCGCATCGGGCCGACCGGAATGCTGCTCCCCGCCTTCCAATGCCCGAAATGCGAGTTCTACGAATACATCACCCTCAAGCAACACCCAGCATGCAAGTAGCCTACACCCACAAGGACCTGGGGCTGGTCTTCTTCTGTCCGGCCTGCCAATGCGGCCACTATGTTAAAATAGATCCATCTAGTAGTCCGTGCTGGACGTGGAACAATGATTTGCATAATCCATCTATTGAACCGTCCGTGCTGACGGTGCATGTGCGTTTGACGGAGAAGGGGAGGAAGGAGGCGGAGCAAGCTGCCAGCCTGCCGAAAGGGCATGTGCTGGACCACCAGGAGGTCCGCTGCCACCTATTCGTTAAAAATGGATTCATTCAATACTTGGATGACTGCACGCATGCGTTTGCGGGGAAGACGGTGAAAATGCACGGCGTGTGACATAATAGGGGTGGGTGGACAACACCTGACACTGATTAAATCAATTTTATGGCTAAAAACAAACGAGTGCCGTTTGAACGTGGGATGGCGCTGAATCCGGAAAACCCCCTGCTGCTCCAGGAGGGGCAGTGGCACAAGCTTCTTGCCCTGGTGATGTTCACCCTGGACAAACGGGAGATCTCCATTACCCGGGAGCAGGCCCACAAGTTTGCGGATGCGGTGGTGCGGGAGGGCCTGTGTGTGATGGTGGACTCTAGGGAAGAGCCGAAGACGGGGATTTTGAAAGTCTGCCTCACCACGGAAGAGGTGGCTGAAAAGCTTCTCGAAGAGCAAAACCGGCGCGTGCAGGGAAATTAAATCAAATTTATGGATGCGAATACATTGGAGCAGGCCAAGGCTCGGCTTCGGAGTGGGTATGGGTGGCTTGGATGCCAGTCACGCATGCGAGTAATTGCCAAGCTTGGGATTTCTCTGGGCGGGCCGCATGCGAAGATCATGGACGAGTCCAAGTGGGTGGTGGATGAAGCAACGAGGCGGGGCCAGCTCATGGAGATGTGGAGCGCCATTGGAGAGTGGGATGGGTGTTTCGCCAAGTTCGTCAATCCATTTGAAACGAAAGAGGCACCAGACCTGGGATCGGCCCCGGCCAGCACGATGACGATCCGGGAGCATTACATCGGACAGATCATCGCCGGGATGGCGGCGGGTCCGTTCTGGAATGACAACGTGCAGGACGGAGAAAATATGTTGGAGGCTCGCCGATCGTTCGCCAGAGCGGCTATCGCCACCGTGGACACACTGCTTGAGGAGATGGAGAGGGGGACCAGCAAAGGAAGAGGCCAAGAAAGAGCCATCTAGTGGGTGTGGCTGCTCAACGGTTGCACTTACTTACGATCCCTCCTTGCACCAACATCCGTGATTTTATGGGTCTGTTTCCACCACCTCCCCCCATCCGGCTTTGCTGCGGAAAAGCCCATTCAGGGGCAATGTGTCCGGATGGGCTGGTGATGTGTGTTCTGTGCTTCAAGCGGGTGCCTGTGGATAAGCTGAATCTAAATGAAGAGGGACGCAGGGAGGATGTGTGTCAGAAGTGCGCTGACGAAGAACGGGAATTTGTAAAAAGATTTGAGAGGCCGCAATGACCACGCCAACACCTAGACCGCGCTGCCAGCACCGCATGGGACACTACCGCGCCATAGGTCCCAGAGTGGATGATTCTGAATTCGGTTGGTGCGGAAAGCTAGCAACACATGTTGCAGAGTATCCAGGCCGACCGCCGTCTTACTTCTGTCGAAAGCACGCCAAAACTAGATGCTACACCCGTGAAATCAGTTCCGGATGTCGCATCGTGAAGGAGGAGAAATGAAAAAGTCAGCGTGTAATGCAATCAACACACCGCTACGAGCCGAAGTTAATGACGGAAGGCTGGTGGTAGAAATCGGAATCGAAACGCTTGAATGGGCTTCAAAAGCTTCTAACGGAGGGCCGCTAGCTGATTGCAAAGTTGATGCCCGCAGGCGTCGTGAATGGGCAACGGATGTGATGCGCGAAATGCTTAGGGAAAACGAAGTTGGAGAAAGCCCTCTTGGTAGATTTATTGACGAAATGATGAAGAGGGCCGCCGATCACGGAAGCGCTGTGCTAATTTGGAATCGAAAGTGCGGTCGAATCGTGAAGGAGCAACCATGAGTGAATTATTGAGATGCCCTGGCTGTGGTTGTTCTTACGAAGTGACGGCTTCCCATGTGATGCATGATCTTCGCGTCTGCCTTTCCTGCCAAAATGGCACGTCTCTTGGCAGGATAGTAAGAGAGGAGTGCAACTCGTTTGATTTGAACACACGTCTGCGGCTCCAAGAGGAAGGGATGCGGATGGTGCTGAACTCGGATCAGCGGCCGAAGCGTGGGTTTTGGGCTCCAGGCGGCTACTACAACAAATGCACCATCTGCGGCAATCTATTCATTGGGGACAAGCGTGCGCTGTGGTGCTCTCCTTGCGCCTACAACACATGCCACTGGCAGGCGGACAGATGCTCCGAAACAGGGCGCCACTTTTTTAGGCTTGAGTGCAATGGGTCGGAAATGTGGGAATTACCCAGTGAGAAGAAATGCCCGGACTGCGGAAAGAGCGTTTTGACAATATGAGAACAAAAACACTGGTTGGATTGATTTTGCTTTGCTGGGTTTCGTTGACCATGTTCTGGATGGCGGCTTTGGCAGTGTTGGCGGCGCCATTGTCTCAGAAGGGGCGGGTGAAGCTGGCGTTTGATCCTGTTCCTGGGAATCCAAAGGGGACCTATCACGTCATCTATGGGTCTACCAACCCAGTCCACATGGTTGGGACGAACAAGATCTTTGCGCCGGTAAAAGTGATGATGATCACGACCAATGTCGTGGCGCTCTCCAACCTTTACACCACTACATGGTATTTCTTTGTGGAGGCCCGATTCTCCAATCAGGTGTCTCTGCCATCTCCGGTCCTCCAGGTCTGGTTGTTGGAGCCGGTCAAAGGGATGGTGGTGAAGGAGCAATATCCATCTACTTACAAGATCCCGGCCCCCGTAGAATAGATCTATTATGAAGTTGACGGAAACGCAAGTGTTGGCCTCCCTGGTCCGGGAGTCTTTCTATGATTTTGTTTTGGAGTTCTGGAGCACGATCATCGCTGATCCACCTCAGCTCAATTGGCATGTCCGTTTGATGTGTGACGAGTTGCAGGAGGCTGCTGAACGAGTCTTCAAGAATCAGCCCCGCAAACATGACATTCTGATTAACGTCCCGCCCGGGTCTACCAAGTCCACCATTTGCAGTCAGATGTTTCCGGCCTGGGTGTGGACACGCATGCCGTCCGCTAAATTCATTTGTGTGTCTTACGCCCATCAAGTGGCGCTCAAGGACTCGTTGAAGACCCGTGACATTGTGGAGAGCGAACTTTACCAAAAATGCTTTCCAGAGGTTCGCTTGCGTGCGGACGAGAACATGAAGCCGCTTTTCTCGAACACACGGAAAGGATTTCGTTTGTCGGCGGGCATTGGGGGCGCCGTCACTGGATACCACGGACATTTTCTGATCATTGACGATCCGATCAATCCACAAGAGGCGTCTTCGGATGCTGAACTTCGATCGGTGAACCAGTGGATGGAGGGGACCATTCCGTCCCGAAGAATTAACAAGCAGGTTGCTGTCACAATATTGATTCAGCAACGTTTGCACCAAGCCGATCCTTCGGGTGAGATGTTGAGCAGAACGAAAGGCAAGGGGCTGCGGCATATCTGCCTTCCCGGGGAGCTAACGGAGGATGTGGCGCCACCGGAGTTGCGTGAGAAGTATGTGGACGGCTTGCTGGATCCTGTTCGCTTGCCGCGTCCTGTGCTGGAGAGCATTCACCAAGAACTTGGAGACTACGGTTATGCTTCCCAGGTGCTTCAATCACCGATCCCTGCGGGAGGGGGACAATTTAATTTAAATAAACTTCAATTGGAGGACGAATGTGAGGTTGAGATTGTCCGCACAGCACGGTCTTGGGACAAAGCCGGAACGGACCAGGGAGGGGCTTACTCGGTTGGGGCTTTGATGGGGGTGGACAAAAATGGGGAGTATTGGATCCTGGACGTGGTGCGTGGCCGGTGGAATGCCACCAAGCGGGAAATGAAGATCCGCTATGTCGCGGAAGAGGATGGGGTAGATATTCCGATTTTGCTAGAAATTGAGGGTGGGTCCGGTGGAAAGGAGTCCGGTGAGGCTACGGTGCGAAACTTGGCAGGGTATCGCGTCATCGCCTATCACCCTACCGGCGACAAAGAGACGAGGGCCTACCCACTCTCCACTCAAGTTGGAGCTGGAAACGTTCATGTGCTGAAACGCGACTGGCTCAAGGATCTTTTGGAGGAAATGCGGTTTTTTCCTAAATCAAAATATAAAGATCAGGTCGATGCTTTGTCAGGGGCATTCAACTACCTTTCCAAAAAACGCATTCGCATTGGTGGTTGGAAAATGAAGAAATACTGACATAATACGGAAAATGCTAAGCACTGTTTTCAAAACTGGACCCGGACTCTTCTGCGTGAACTCGAATGCTGCGGAAGCGACGGTTCCGGACGGAACGGTTCGCGTTTACATGGCGAGCATCGAGGCTTACGACATGCCAAAGGGGGACAAGGACTGTGAGAATCTGCATTTCACGCTGTTGGTAGCGATGGCGGAAGGAAACCCCCAACTTGCCCGAGCCTTGCTTACGTTGTCCGCAGCCATCGAACAGAATCGAAAGCGCCTCCAGGCAATCCTAAAATAGATTTATGAAAAAAATGCAGTTAGCAATGATGGCCTCTTTGGCAGCCATTGGTCTGCCGTTTGGAGGGAAAGCAGTCGAACACAGCCCTGAGTCCTTGGCCAGACTTTCATCCTCCTCGCCTCCCAGGATGGGCAAGCGTGGTGGTAAGAAGGGTGGAAAGGGGTTCCTGTGTCGGATGGACGCAGGAACCTCAGACGGCTCCATGGACGACAAGGTGTTGGTTGGGGCGCGATCTTCCCGGCGCCAGTCGCGATGGTTTCGGAAGTGGGCTGTGCTGCAAAAGGTGTAGCCCGCTTCTCTTTAACAAACCCCACTCCTGCCAGGGTGGGGTTTTTTCTTTGAAGACAACTCGCGGGTCTGCTGATACGTTCCCAGGCATGAAACTTTCACAGATGATTCACAATGCCTTGATGACAACTCGCCAGGAGTGGCTTCAAAGGACGTTTGGAAACGGAACGAAGGACGTTGAAAAGGAGTGCGGCCACCCCATAGAGGTTGGGACGGATGACTGCTTTACAGCTTTCACTCGTGGGGACATCGCCAACCGAATCATTTCCATTTACCCAGATGAATGCTGGGGCGAAAACCCGGAAGTCTACGAAACGGAAAAGGAGGAGGAAACTGAGTTTGAGAAAGCCTGGGAGGAGATTCAAACAAAATTCAATTTGTATTCTTACTTGCACCGAGCCGATGTGCTGAGTGGGATTGGGAGGTTTGGGATTCTGCTTCTTGGGTTTGATGGGTCCGTTGATCTGGCGCAACCTGTCTCTCCGGGGGCTCACAAACTGCTGTATGTCCGGCCGTTTGAAGAGAAGTTTGTGCGGGTGGCAACGTTCGAGACGAACTTGTCCAATCCTCGATTTGGCCAGCCCTTAACGTATTCCATCACGTTCCAGGAGGCTGGTGTTTCTGGGGCCACTCCGATGCCGTCTCAGCAGATGACGGTCCACTGGACCCGAGTAATTCATTTTGCAGACAACCGGACCAACTCGGACATTTACGGATTGCCTCGATTGGAGAAGGTTTACAATCGCGTGATCGATTTGAAAAAAGTGGCGGGCGGAGCGGGAGAGATGTTCTGGAAGGGTGGCTTTCCTGGCCTGTCCGTGGAGAGCATCCCGGTTGACGGAGGCGATGTGGACTTTGATGAAGAAGCCACTAAAGAGCAGATGCAGGCTTACATGAACGGAATGCAGCGGTATATCGCCACGGTCGGCATGTCCGTCAAGTCACTCGCCATTCAGATTGCGGACCCACGACCGCACATGGAAGTCCAGATTCGTTTGATTGCGATCGCTACCGGCATCCCTTGGCGGATTCTCATGGGTGTGGAGGTTGGGCAACTTGCCTCGGAGCAGGACATGCGGGCGTGGAACCGGCGCCTAAAGAAGCGCCGGGAGCAGTATATCAATCCATTCATTTTGCATCCGCTCATTGACCGTCTTGTTGAGTTTGGCGTGCTTCCGAAACCTGCCGAGGTGAAGATTCATTGGCCGGATCTCAACTCTCCAACGGATGCTGACAAAGCGGCCGTTTCAGAAAAGATCACGAATGCCTTGGCCAAGTATGTGCAGAGTGGGGTGGACCTGATGATCCCTCCTTTCTACTTCTTGACACTGGTTGCCGGGCTGTCGGACGACGAGGCCACTGCCTGCATCGAGGCTGCGAAGAACAAGGGGACGGACGGCCTGGACCTGACCCCAAAACCAGTCCCCACCACGAACCCAACTGGAAGTAACACGCCCCCGAGAGGAAAGAATGTTTAATCCGTTTACTTTGGAAATTCTCAGGCGAAAGGGGTTCACTAACCCCCTTCGTCTGGATCCTACTCGAACAGGACTCATTCGAGATGCTTTTCGCAATGAGGTGCACTCTCGTTTTGCGGAGTTCCAGTCTCGTTTGGAGCTGTATCTTTCTACGAATCCGGGACTGCTGTTCTCTTACGGATCTGATCCGATTGGGGACCCATTCGCGCAAAGAATCCACACCACTGACGCGGAGAAGTTAGAAGAATTCGATGATTGGTATAAGCAGACTGTCGAGGAAACCTTGTTGCAGAATAAGCAGGAGCAGGCAAACAATGATTGGATCTATTTCTATCTTGCGCTTGCCTATGATGCAGGGGTGAGAAACGCGACAGTGGGCGCCAATGGTGAGGACTACCTGGACGTGGCTCTTCCGATTTTCCGGTCAATGCCTTCTGTGCAGGAGGACCGCCGCAACACTCTGGCGCTGTTGACCTCCCGGACCCGTGGTGTGCTTGTGGCTATTGGTGCTGCTCTCGGTGCTTCGTTGCTTGATTCGTTGAGCAAGGGCATGTTGTCCAAGTCCAGCATTGAAGATATTCGACAGCAGATGCTTGAGGAGGCAAAAGCGATTGAGAAGAAGCGGGCAAACGCAATGGTGGAGTCGGAAGTAATCCGAGCACATGCGGAGGCCCAACTAGATGCTTTCCAAAATAGCGGAGTGACTGATTTAAAAATTTTGGTGGAATGGACGACGGCAGGAGATAATAGGGTGTGCCCATTGTGTGAGGCAAAGGCTGGAACGGTTTATACAGTGGAGCAGGCGAGGGGATTGATCCCCTATCATGTGAACTGCGTAACTGGCTCAACTCAAATTGTAACTCCGAATGCACTTGCTGTTACTCGGGCTCATTACTTTGGAAAGCTTTTCAAATTCATCACGACAACAGGAAAAGATGTGACCTGTTCCGAGCATCATATATTGCTGACCTCGAAGGGTTGGAGATTTGCTAAGGATATTGCACAGGGAGATTATCTTCTTAACTGCACTGGGCTGCACTCCACAACCAGACCAAGTCCAGATCAGGACAAGATTGTGCCCGGCATTGAGGATGTCTTTTGCTCTCTTTTTGAAGCGTTTCCTGAATATCGCACTCCAATAGCGAGGACCCGACCCGAGGATTTCCACGGCGATGGACCCCTTTTCAAAGAAAAAATCGACGTTGTAGACATCAATGGCGTATTGCGGAATGGGAGAGGCCCCAAGACTATTGCAGATGGTGTAAAAATCAGTCTCATGCCGGGAGGATTTCATTCTGCCTCGCCATTGGAGTTGGACGGTCTTAGCGATTTTTCGACGATGCTCCTTCGTTTGGCGTCTGCCTCGGATAGCTTCGTGTGCAGCGAGAGTGTTCTTCCTATTCTCAGTCGAACTTCTTTTGGAAGCCATGAGTCTGTTGGCAGTGGCGCCGTCTCTGAGCGGAACTTTGCAAAACCTCAATCGGGATCGGATCACATTTCTAGCACACCCATGTTTCTTAGCGATTTGATTGATCGACATCCCGGAGGAATACAATTGGACAAGGTGTGCAAGATCCAGGTCATAGAACCTGTCCGGGGAGGTGTGCCGGTTTTTGATGTATTCACGCATGAGTCCGTTTATCTTGCGAATGGGCTCTTGTCTAGCAATTGTCGTTGTTCTTGGATACCAGCATGAGAAAAAAGATATTCATTTTTATCCCGTCGTTTGGAAGGCATGGCGGAATCCGTGTGATCGTGGAATGGGCGAACCGTCTTGCGCGAAAGCATGATGTCTTTCTGCACCCTCTGAACACCTCTTGTCCGCATGATTGGATTAGGTTTTCCCAAGGGGTCCATGTTGTGTCGGACACCTCGATGTGCCCTAGCTGTGACTTGCTGATCATCACGTCTCCGCACTCGATCGATTTCGCTAACCAGTTTGTGAGCGTCAAAAAGGTGGTTTTCCTCCAGATGATGGAACACCACTTTCGCCCGCAGGACCGGGCTTGGCATGCTCGCTGTATGAGGACGTATCTCAGTGACTTGCCTATCATCTCAATTTCCCGCTGGAACATTCAAGAAATGCACCAGATGGGGCGGACTGGCCCAACCCACTTGGTAGGAAACGGGGTTAATCTTGAGGATTTCCCGATTTCTCACGGTGAGAAGGACGGCCGGTCCGTATTAATTGAGGGGCTTGTTGCCTCCAACCCCACCAAAGACACCATGAAGCTTGGGGCAAAGGTGGCGGCTTTGCTTCGGAAGGATGGCTATCGGATCCTTGCTTATTCACCTCATTCGATCGGAGAGCATGTGGATATTGTGGACAAATTCGTCCGCAACCCATCCCTTGCAGATCTCAACAGCCTTTACGAAGAGGCTACGATTTTGATCAAGGCCACGAAGTTTGATGCCCGAAGCTGCTCTCCCATGGAGGCGATGACGAAAGGGACAGTCACGGCTCGCGCCATCATTCAGGGTGATGATGATCTGGTGCATGGCCAGAACTGTCTAAGAAGTGGGTATGATGCGGCTGCATTGTATCGAAATGCCAAGCTTCTTTTGACCGACAGGGCTCTTCGGGACACGCTGGCGGCGAACTGTCGGGCGTATGTTTCCGAAGAATTCACTTGGGACTTTTGGATGGAACAGATTGAAAAAATCCTATGGGCGTAAATATCGGCAACAAGCTGATTCTTGGGTGCGGTCCTCGTCACGTTCGACAGCCAGGGGAGATTCTTTTGGACATTCGAGAATTCCCAGGGGTGGAGGTGGTGTGGGACCTGGATCGCCATCCTTGGCCATTTGACGACAACTCCATGACCGGCGTGGTGGCGGTCCATGTGGTGGAGCATTTGAAAACACTTCTGCTCCCATTCATGGACGAAGCTTGGCGCATTCTTCGGCCGGGAGGTTCTTTGTATCTGGAGACTCCGCTTGCGGGCGCCAACGTGGATTTGGAGATGTGCGACCCAACGCATGTTCGCTGTTACCGAATTCACTCGTTTGTGAACTATTTTAGTTTGGAAGGGGTTGAAAAGTTTGGCTACACGGACCGAGCTTGGAACTTCTTTCACTTGCAACATCGAAAAACTGACGACTCCCTTGTTGTCCATGCCTACCCAATCAAATCCTAGTGTCGCCATTCTGGCGATGATCTACCACGAGCCCGAATGGCTCAACACCGTTGGATCTATTCAGAGATATTGCCCAGGCGTCCCGGTATTCTTTGCGGAACGCAATGGAGTCGGTGGGCTGGCCGGTCCGTTCAATGAGGCGTTTGCTGCTAACCGGCTTGTGGAATTTGATTACGTCTGGTTTCTGACAAATTTTAGTTTCACGGGGCCGTTGCTGAAAGAATTGGTTAGAACGGCTGTGCAGTTGAAGACAGATCATCGTGTTGCTGCTATTCATCCAGCTTTTGCAAGTGACCATCGTTTTCTTCGGCCTGCTGGGAATTCTGAGGTGACATGTGTTCCGTTTGTGGAGTTTACGGCCCCACTGGTGGACACGCTCACTTTTGCAAAGAATCCATTGGATGATTACATGCCTTATACCGGGCATGACATTGATTGGGGGCATCGTGTTCGGGAGGATGGCGAAAAGCTATTTTGCTACACCCCATCTCCTGCGGTCACAGTTCAGCACGGGTATTTGCGCCACTCCAAGAGCGAGCATCCGGCCACGGCTTTGCGGAAGAAGAAACGGGAAGAGGCGGAGGTCGCGACAGTGATGCGGCTCCGCCACAAATACGGGGACAATTGGAGAGATCTGCTTAACTACAAGGGTGGAATATGATGACACAAAAGGAACTGTCTGCGGTGGCCCATGAGCTTGGGTTTTGGAAGGGGTTTGTCAAAACGGAACGATTCTTGAAGGGGTGGGTGGCGAACATCCCAACACCTGAGCTTCATGAGGAGACGCGATCTCTGATTCGTGCCCAGTTGTTTCATGCAGATGGGTCTACTTTCAATGACAAGGCTCGCATCCTCGATGTGGGGAGTGGAGCGGTGTCGATCTTGAGAGGGACCGTCCCAGCGGAACAACTAATTGCGATGGACCCGCTCTCGGAGTTCTATCAACTGGTCTTTGATTACGGTCATTATGGGGTGAAGCCCCCGATCCCTTGTTGTGCAGAAGAGATCTCGTCCGCGTTCCATGGCGGGTTTAACGCCGTCCACATCTCGAATGCCCTGGATCATTGCCAAAATCCATTTCTGGCAATGACCAGTTTCTATGACTGTCTGAAACCGGGCGGCATGCTTTTGGTTTGCGGGTTCGTGAACGAAGCGGACCACATGAATGGGGCTGGGATGCACCAGTGGAATATTGACGTGATGAACAATCACAGTCTTTGCATTCGTAACATCGATGGGAAGGCTCTCGGGGACTATCCTGGAAACTTCTCTTTTCGTAAAAAGCTTACGGTGGATGGGAGTTCTCGTGATTGGATCATTTGGGTGGATTACAAGCCATGAAGGTTCACACACTGCTGGTTGATTGCGATGGTGTGCTGACGGATGGGAAACTCTACATCGATCACACCGGGGAAAAGATGTTCAAAGCGTTTCACACTCGCGACGTTCGCGCCATTCGTGAATTTGTTGCGAATGGCTGGGAGGTGGTGATTATTTCGGCCGATGATTGGCCCGGTGGTCCGGCATTCGCTGAAAAGACCGGAGCTGTATTTGTGACGCTCCGCGACAAGACCCGGCTTCCTCAGACGTATGGGAATTACGTGGCGGTGGGAGATGACGCCTGGGATGTTCCAATGTTGCAGGGGGCTGTGGCCGCGTTTGCTCCGAGGGATTGCGACCAGTCTGTGAGGTGTCTCCCAGGTATTACTGTTTTGGAGACTCGCGGCGGTCATGGAGTTCTAGCTGAACTTGTAAGGGATCTATGCAGCCAGTCCTAACCACCATCACCCCCTACTGGGGACGCCCTGAGATGCTTGGGCCTTTTCTAAAGGCTTTGGCGGCTGCGCATGTCCCGCAGGTCCGTCACTTGCTTTACTTCGTTGGGGAGGAGCCGACGCTCCATGAATACATCCCAAATAGTGGGTCCCTTACTGCGATCGAGCTAGGTCCGTGGACGTGCAAGTCCATTGGACATGTTCACAATTTGGGAGCCACCCAAGCGGAAACTGAATGGATCATGAAGCTGGATGTGGACTGTTTGGTCCATCTTAATTTTTTCAATAGTCTGCTTCCGGTGCTGGCGTCTGCGTATCCAAAAGAGTGGTTCAACATTGGCATGTTCTATTTGACCCCAGACATCACGCGAATTGCTCGAAAAGACTTCTCCATGAAGTTTCGGGACTACTTGCTTAGCACCCTTTCCGTTTGGAGCAAGTTGAACGGACCGGCTGGTTCCAATTTCGTTTGCAGAAAAGAGGACTACATTGCGTCAGGTTGGTGCCATCCTGGATTTGTTGGGTATGGCTGGGAGGACTACTATCAGATGTTTTTCCTGGAGCGCAGGCAGCTTGGGAGAAATCCGTTGCCCGGAGTGGTGAATGCGTCAAACGTGACTCAGCGGTGTCGTGACGAGATTGGACGGCCAAAAGCACAGGAGGCGTTCAACCGAAATCAAGACCTTGTGCTGTTTCATCAGTGGCATGCCCCCAATACCAATCCAAGGTATCGCACGACAAAGCAGATGAACGACAATCGAAGAATTTTACTAGATTCAATTTTGTTATGCCAATAGCCGAAACAACTCAGTATGTCATCAAGTGTCTTTCCGCAGGTCTGTCCCCAGAGCAAGTTGCCGCTCGGGTGGGGAAGACTGTTGAAGAGGTTTTGGAAATTCAGCGCCTCCACAAAAGGGATGCCGTTGCAATGGAGAGCAACGGCCATAATGCTCTGGTAAGCATCGTTTTTGAAACGTGCTCCATTTATCGGGCACTCGGGGAAAGCATCAAAACCGTGGCGGTTGCTTTGGACAACTCTGCTTCGATCGAGGACTTGATGCAGCACGGACTCAGTCAGGAGCAGGCCACTCAGATAGCAAATAACTTCATCATTTTGCGGCAAGTCCGGCCTGGGAATCTTGCAGAGCTGATAAAGCAGGCAGAGCAGGCGGTAGCAGCTTCGAGAGGGAATTAGGGTTGCAATCCAGTTTTTGTTTGTTAGCGTCCCGTCATGAACGCTAACACTCGTCACTGGTTGCACAAGATTGCGGCGGTGTTCATTGGTGGTGGTGCGGCAGCCCTCACATCTTCGGGCATTTCCACGGCGATCGATCCGGCCAAGTTCAATTTAGCTACTTGGTCCGGACTTGGTCACATTCTGTTGCTCGTGATGGGGACCTTTATCATCTCCGGGATTACGAATGTCGCGTTCTACTTACGTCAGTTTCCAGCCCCAGAAGAGGAGCCGGAATCGACCCAACCCCCACAAAATCAGCTCTGATATGAAGTCTCTAAATCGGTTTATTTCGTTCGCGCTTCTTTGCTTTTCCCTATTGCTTCCGGTGGGGGTGCCTTCTGTTGCACTTCTCACCTCTGGCTGTGCTACGATCCAGGGGGACCCGGTGGCGGTCCGCACACAGCAAGCGATGTCCTTGGCCTTCGACACCATGGACGCTTTTGTCAGGTTTGAGCATGCAAACAACTCCAAGGGTGAGCTGGGTCCTGAAATTAGGAATGTTGCTGAAAAGATTCGGGCGGGGGCTCCCAGATGGATGGCTTCGGCAAACATTATGTTGCGGACCTACCAAGCCAATCGCACCCCTGAGAACAAGGCCAATTTGATGACGGCGCTTGCCGTCCTTCAAGCAGGAGCAGCGGAAGCCACCAAATACCTAGCTAAGTGATATGGACCCCATTCTGATTATCAACATCGTCGGCCAACTTCTGGATGTAGCCAACAAGGCTCGGACTGCATTGATTCAGTCCAAAGAGTGGACGGCGGAACAGGAAGCCGAATTCCAGAAAAAGCTGGAAACTTCTTTTGCGTCGGATGCCTGGAAGCCTCATGGGCCTCTGTGATTAACTTGTGTCCGCCTTCTTCGTAAACCCTAATGGAGTCGGCCCCACTGGACCAACAGGTCCGACTGGGGCCGCTTCCACTGTTACCGGCCCAACCGGCCCCACGGGGCCTCCGGGATACATAGGACTGGACGGGGCGACGGGACCAACTGGTCCAACAGGTCCGGCAGGAACATCGGGAAGTGCTGGGGCACAGGGTGCGACAGGTCCAACAGGTCCGGCAGGATCCAATGGAACTGCTGGGGCACAAGGTGCGACAGGTCCGACAGGCCCCACTGGTCCGACAGGACCACAGGGCAACACGGGGGCCGCTTCCACTGTTACAGGCCCAACGGGTCCAACAGGCCCCCAAGGACCAAGTGGGGATGGTGCTGGGCCGACCGGACCAACAGGTCCAACCGGCCCAACCGGCCCAACCGGTGCTGGAGGGGCCGCAGGCGGTCAAGGTCCCACTGGCCCCACAGGTCCGACAGGCCCAACAGGCCCGCAAGGATCTACTGGCTCCACTGGCTCCCAGGGAGTCACCGGACCAACAGGTCCGACAGGTCCACAGGGGTCTACGGGGTCAACTGGCAGTCAAGGGGTGACAGGCCCCACCGGACCGACAGGCCCAGCCGGATCAAATGGCAGTCAAGGGGCCACTGGACCAACAGGCCCCACAGGTCCAACAGGCCCGCAAGGCTCTACGGGCAGCCAAGGCGTCACGGGTCCAACAGGTCCCACTGGTCCGCAAGGATCTACTGGTTCCACCGGATCACAAGGATCCACTGGGCCAACAGGACCGACTGGACCAACAGGTCCGACTGGGGCAGACTCTACTGTTACAGGCCCTACTGGCCCAACCGGCCCACAGGGAGCTACAGGATCGACAGGAAGCCAGGGGGCTACAGGTCCTACTGGACCCACTGGACCAGCCGGATCAAATGGATCCGATGGAGGGCAAGGCCCCACTGGTCCGACAGGCCCACAGGGAGCTACAGGATCCCAGGGAGTTACCGGACCAACAGGTCCAACTGGCCCCACTGGCCCGACAGGTCCCACCGGAGCGGACTCGACTGTCACAGGTCCGACAGGCCCAGCAGGATCAAACGGCCCAACGGGTCCAACCGGCCCAACGGGACCAACTGGGGCAGACTCCACTGTCACCGGACCAACTGGTCCAGCAGGATCTAATGGCGCCACAGGTCCAACAGGCCCCACAGGTCCATCCGGTGCAGGCGGGGGTGTGAATGTCGTTGCAATGTTTTATTGGCTTTACGGAGCACTTTAACAAAATCTTTTTATGGCAGGAACAGCTAATTCAGTAATTACGTGCCAAGGGCCTAACTCAGGTCCAATGGGGGTTTTGCTATCGGCGGCGATGACAAACACCAAGGCGTATGACGGCACAGAAGCGACTGGATCGGCAAAGAAAGAATTGATTTTTACTGCTGGGGCGAATGGGGCTCGTATCGACAAAGTCGTCGCTACTTTGTCGGGAACAGCGGGGGCGGCGCCGTCTGGAACGAGTAACGCTACCGTGCTCCGTTTGTGGCTCAACAATAATTCTTCCGACACCACAGCCACCAACAACGCATTTATCAAAGAAATCACCATTCCCGCGACAGCGATGTCGGCAGTGGCCGCGCTTACTGCTTACGAAATCCCGCTAGGAATTGTTGTTCCGGCTAACTACAGGCTTTACGCTGGCATTTCTACGGCAACAGGCGGAACAAACATTGCTTTGGCGGTCTGGGCGATCGGTGCAGATCTGTAAATGGATCAATCTTTTCAATTTCCTGCATCTGGTGTATCCGCCAATCGATTAGAAATTTTCGACTATCATGGCGGAACTCCATTCAATTGGGTTAAGCCAGCAGCAGCAAAGGGCTTTCTAGTAATTGTGATCGGGGCAGGTGGCGGTGGTGGGGGCGGAAACGGTGGAGCTGCTGGATCTGCCCGTTGTCCTGGCGGGGGTGGTGGTGGTGGGGCAAGAGTTGAACGGTTTTTGTATCTGAATGACATGCCGGATGTTGTTCAGATTACAGTAGGTGGTGGGGGAGCTGGCGGAGCTGGGGGGTCCTCTGGTAACGGAACTGCTGGAACGGCAGGAGGCAATTCTACGTTTGGGTCGCTTGTTTTTGCAGGAGGCGGTGGCGGTGGAAAGGGAGGGGT